AAAATTTTAGAGGCCGACTTTGCCCAGCTTGAATTTAGAGCGGCTGCGTTCTTAGCCCAAGATGAAGTTGCAATGAAAGAAGTTGAGACAGGTTTTGACGTACATGCTTACACTGCAAAGGTTATCTCTGATGCAGGTCAACCTACAGCTAGACAGGCAGCAAAGGAGCATACGTTTGCTCCGCTCTTCGGCGCTACTGGTTATGGGCGTAGCAACGCTGAGAAGGCTTACTACGAGCACTTCAACGAGAAGTATAGGGGCATAGCACAGTGGCAACAAAACCTAGCTGACGAAGCAATGCGCTTCAATAAGATAACCAACATTAGTGGTAGGCAGTATGCTTTCCCTGACATTGAGCGCAGAGCTAATGGTAGTGTCACACACTTTACTATGTTAAAGAATTATCCTGTACAGGGTTTCGCTACAGGTGATGTTACCCCTGCTGTACTTAATGAGTTTCACAAAAGATTAAAACCACTAAAGTCTGTACTGATCAATACAGTACATGACTCAGCGGTGGCTGATATACACCCCGACGAAGAAGAAGAGGTATTACAAATAGTTACAGATCTTAATGATAACCTTGTGGATCTGATAGAAGATGTGTACAAAGTACGTATGAATGTGCCACTATTATTAGAGGCAAAAATAGGCCCAAACTGGCTTGACACAAAAGACGTATAATGTATAACTACAATTTCATGAAACGCTCATCGAAAGGAAAAGATATGAGCCAAGAATTAGCAGTAGCACTAGACCGTGGACAATCAATGGCAGAGCTTATGGGTGTGTCTAACAACACACAACAGAGCGCAACGCCTAGCGTATCACGGCTAAACGTCAACCAAGAGATCCTAGAGAAAGAGGTATCTATGGATGGCGAGACATTTATGAAACCAACCGTACCAAAAGGAGCGTACAAACTAACTACAGGTGATGATGTAGTCTACAGTAAGACGGTAACTGTGCGTGTCTTTGCTGTACGCCAACAGTGGCAGCGCTGGAATGGCGACACTAATGAAATGGAGAAAACTGTTTTGGCTAACAGCCTTAACAAGGATCTCAAAGATAACTTAGGTGGCTACAACTTAGGTAGGCCATCAGGTTATATCGAAGACTTTAATGCGCTTCCAGAGACAACAAAGTCTCTCATTCGTAGCGTAAAGCGGGTCAAGGTATTCTTTGGCTTGGTAACACTAGATAGCCCTACAGATGCTATGGGTGAAAAAGTAGACGGTAATTTCACGGATATCCCATTTGTGTTTGACGTTAAGAACCGTGACTCTCTCAAAGCATTGGACGGTGTACTGGCACAGATCAACAAGAAGAATCTGCTACCACCTATGTCTACTATCAAGCTATCTCCTGCTGTAGGCAAGATCCCTACAGGTGCTACCTTTGGTTATGTCTCTGCAGCAATCGGGGATAAGGTTGAGCTATCTGATGATGACAATGATACACTAGGAAACTTTCTAGACTTTATTGAATACATCAATGGATCACTCTTAGATAAGCATGAAGAGCGTAGCTCTGATGGTCTGTCACACGCCGATAAAGAGATTGTAGCTTCAATCGTAGAGGTAGAAGAATAATGGAACACCCTGCTGAATTAGCAATCTTCTCTTACTTACAGAAGGCTATGGCAGGTGAGGCATCAATGTCAAAAGAGGTGGCTTCTAAAGTCGCCTCTGATGTTGAGGCTGCTATGCTAAAGCAGTTTGCTAGTGGGCCGCGTGACGAGTTTCGTATGCGTATGTCCAATCTTGGTAAACCTAAGTGTCAGTTGTGGTATGAGAAGAATGATCCAGAGGATAAGACTCCTTTGCCACCGCACTTCTTGATGAATATGATCTTAGGTGACATTGTTGAAGCTGTGTTTAAAGGTGTCATGCGTTCTGCTGGTATAGACTTTAAGGACAATGATAAAGTCACTCTAAAGCTACCTCATGGTCAAGAGATAAACGGTGAGTATGACATGGAGTTAGATGGTAAGATTGACGATGTAAAGTCTGCCTCTCCTTGGTCATACCAAAACAAGTTTGCCTCATTCGATGCACTAGAGAGTGGTGATAGCTTTGGGTATATTCCACAGCTTGTAGGCTACGCAGAGGGTGCAGGTAAGGGTGTTGGTGGCTGGTGGGTTATCAACAAAGCTAATGGTGAGTTTAAGTATGTCTCAGCCTCTGAGGTAGATAAACAATCTGTTTTAGACGATATCCAAGATACAGTTGATTACATTGATCAAGATCAGCCTTTTGAGCGTTGCTTTGAACCAATCGAAGAAACGTTTTACAAGAAGAAGACAGGCTTTAAGAAGTTAGGTACTGTGTGTGGTTTTTGTGCTTTTAAACATAAGTGCTGGCCTAACCTAAGTACAGAACCTACTAGATCATCAAAAGCTAAGAATCCAAAAATGGTAGACTACATTGATGCCTAAAAACCATAATACCAGAAGGTATCGTAGTGGCCTTGAAAGAGAGGCCGCTGCATTTCTAAAGGTAAATCAAAAGAAGGTGTTGTACGAAAAGATAAAGATAGAATGGGAAGACTTACGATATCGAACATACACACCTGACTTTGAGTTAGACAATGGTATCTTTATTGAAACTAAAGGTATTTTTGACAACGAAGATAGACGCAAACATTTAGCAATAAAGGAACAACATCCAGAGTTAGACATACGCTTTGTATTTAGTAACGCTAATGCCAAGTTGTATAAAGGAGCCAAATCTCGTTACTATAACTGGTGCGATAAACATGGTTTCTTGTGGTCACATAGGTTAATACCTATAGAGTGGCTAAAAGAAAAAGGTAGGCGGTGTAAACTCGAAAGAGTAGCACTAAAAACACAAAGGAAGAAGTGATGTCTTACGAAGTAAAAGATGATGAAGTTGCTGTTATTGTAAAACCTGTAATGGACGAAGAAGGGAAATGGACACTTGAGTTAGCCACAGGTTTAGCCTTTGGTGAGATATCAGCCGCGCCCATGCCAGCCGCACATGCCGCTTTTGAGGCTGCACTTTCTATGGCAGCATCACTAACCTTTTTAGCAGATTACCCTGAGTTTGAGGAAGAGCTTATTGAGTATAAACAAGAAATGTTAAAAGATATCTTTCCTGAACAATATGCTGCTGCTGAAAAAGAGATATCAGATGCAGAAAAAGAAGAGGTTTACAGCAAGAAAGGTAACGTATATACCCTTAATGCATTCACTAAAACACAAGGAAACGCTTAATGGTAGATCCTGTAAATAAACCCGTACACTATAACCAAGCTGGGATAGAGTGTATAGAAGCTATACGTGCTATGACTTGTAAGATGGACGGTACAAGTGCGTACATGGCTGGTAATGTATTGAAATATGTTTGGCGTCACGAGTATAAGAATGGCTTAGAAGACTTAGAGAAGGCGCAGGTATACTTAGGTTGGCTAATAGATAACTACAAAGAGAATCACAAATGAACGACAAGACATTCAGTGTTATGTTTATGTTAAACGTAGATGAAGAAAACAACATTCTATCTTCATCTGACGAGCATCATCAAGAAGACGTATATGACCTAATAACAAATATTATGTATGATGTAGATGATGTATCTATAAGAAATTTAATAGTTAAGGAACGGCAATGATTAACGAGACAGATCTAGAAGCATTTGGGTATTTTGATATGTTTCAGAATAGCCCTGATTGGAGTAATGACCCACTGCGTTTCTATAGCCAGTTTGTAGAAGACAAAGTTTTTACTAAAGGGCGAGAACGCTTAGTAGAAAACACGTTGGGTCTTGTAGGGGAATCAGGCGAGGTTGCAGAAAAGATAAAGAAACTGTTTCGTGACAAGGGTAAGTTTAGTGATGAAGATGTATTAAAAGAGTTGGGGGATGTGTTATTCTACGTTGTTGCACTATCAAACATCTTTGGCGGTAACTTAAAGAAGACTATGGAAATGAATATGGCAAAGCTGGATGACAGAGAGCAGCGCGGAAAACTAAAGGGTTCAGGAGACAATAGATGAGCAACCTACTACCAACAGACTACCAAACATTTATTCACAAATCACGTTACGCTAAATACTATGACGGTTACGGGCGTGAGTTTTGGACAGACACAGTAGAACGCTACATGATCAATGTAGTAAATGCTTTATTGGACCCTAAGATTTGTAGAGAGATTGAGTCTGCTATACTTAACACAGACATCATGCCCTCTATGAGAGCGCTAATGACTGCTGGCCCAGCTTTAGATAGAGATAACACTGCTGGATATAACTGCAGCTATTTACCCGTAGATGACCCTAAGTCCTTCGATGAGGCTATGTACATCCTCTTGTGTGGTACTGGTGTCGGTTTCAGCGTCGAGCGGCAATACGTTAGCAAGCTCCCTGAAATACCTCAACTCTTCGATAGTGAGACTACAATCGTTGTCAAAGACAGTAAGGAAGGTTGGGCTAAAGCTTTCAGACAATTGCTGGCACTCCTTTGGGCTGGTGAAATCCCTCAGTGGGATATTGGATTGGTACGTCCTGCAGGTTCTAGGCTTAAAACGTTTGGTGGTAGAGCAAGTGGCCCAGCGCCCTTAGTTGAATTATTTAACTT